CCATCCATGGGACGCAGAATGAAATTATTCATCAAAACAATAATTATTTTACTTATGTTAATGGCCTCAAGTGAAGCTGCTATTTACTATATTAGAGAAGACGGTGGTGATGCAACTGAATGTCTAGGTACTACTGATGCGGCATACGAAGGTGGTTCAGGACAACCTTGCGCTTTTGAAAACCCCATAGAAATATTAGGGTGGGAAAAAGCCATAGCTGAGAATGATACAGTTATTATAAAAAATGGTACTTATGTAACAAACGATTCTTTATTTATGGCTAATGGAGTAAAAATTTATGGTGAAAACTACGCTGATTGTAAAAGTATGCCAAAGATAATAGCAACAGGCGCTAGAGCATTTGACATTAATCATGGTGAAAGTGATATAGAACTTAGGTGTTTAGAAATTACTGATCCCGCTGCTTGTTCAGAGAGATCCTCTGGATTAGATGTAGAGTGGAGGTGTGGTGGGGTAGGGTGCGAGATAGGTCTTGATATAGGAGGAAACGATAATGTAATATTACGAGACATTAATATACACGGCATGGCTAATACTGGCGTCGCTGCTGGTACTAATTTATCTAATTTTGATGTAGACAGGGTAACTATAAGAGCTAACGGATTTTCTGGTTGGGGTTATAGTGGAGAGACAATTACATCTGGTACATTTGATTTTAATGATTTTCATGTAGATTGGAATGGCTGTATAGAAACAATGGATGGTGAAATTGGACACTGTTTCAGTAGCGCACAAAATGGTTTTGGTGATGGATTTTCAATGGGCTCCGGCGCTGCTGGTAATTGGTCTTTTAATAATTCAACATTTAAAAATAATGTTCAAGATGGTTTAGATATTATACATAGCGGCGCAACAGATACATTTGTTATTAGAAATTCAGTAATTGAGGGTAATGGCGGCACAGGATTAAAAGGCGCTGCTGGAACTTATATTGTTGAGAATAATATAATTGTTGGTAACTGTAACTTTTTTAGGGGTAAACCATATACCCAAGAACCGAGTTTTGATCACTGTAGAGGTGATGGAAAACCATTTAGTTTTAGCCCAGCTATAGGCGCAGATTATTATGTTTATGGTAATACAATTTGGGGTGAATCTACAATGTTAATGATAGTAGGTTCTAATACTTGTGATGGAACTGAAACAGCGACATTGAGAGGCAATCTATACATAGGTTCAGATTATGCTAAAAATGGAAACCCTACACTGTCATACCATATGCCCGCGGCAAGTTGTTCAGGATTAGATTTAGATGATGATTACTCTGTCGCTTTCAGAATTGCTGATAATGAAAGTATTCTAGGACCTAATTCAACAGTTGTTGATCCAGAACTAATAGTTGATTATCTCTATGGTTATGCGGGAGAATTTATAAGTATAATATTAGGTCCAACAAGTCCAGCTATAAATTATGCAACAGATATGTCACCAGCGTTTCCAAGTCCTTTCACTTTATTAGATACAGATTATAGAGGACAGCCGAGAACTAATAGGGACGCCGGATATTTAGAACAAAGCTCGTCTGTCAAACAAGGAGTAGGCGGGGGTTCTTTTTCTGGGGGGACACTACGATAATGAATGTTATACCAATACTTTTGTGGGGGCTTGGAATATGTACAACCGGTTTTTTATTTTTAGCTGGATGGTGTTGGTATTTAATAAAAGCTATATCCAATAATTCTAAAGAACTTGAAAAACGAATATCTTATGAATGGTTTGAAAATAAATTTTTACCAGAATGTCGTTCTAATCGCCATGAAGCAAATAAAGATATGGAGAGTGGATTTAATAGGGTAGATAAAAATATGGAAAATAAATTTAATGAATTAGATAGAACAATAAAAGAGATAAGAGACGCTTTGATTGGAACCGTCGAGAAAAAAGGCTTAATTACAAAAATACATAATCAGGATGATAGACTTGAAAAATTAGAAAACAAAAAGGATTAAGATGAAAAAGAAGGATTTTATTGATGCTTTCGTCACTATAATAACACGACGTCTCGATAAAATTCTTCCAGATGAAGGTTCTGAAGGAGTGTTTATGTTTAAAGCGTATAGAATAGTCTCAAGAGGTTTAGGGCACATATTATTAGGTAAATTAGATCCCGAACACCAAGAAGAAGAAGGGGGGAAAAATGGATCCTCATAAAATACCAAAAAAAGATCTTCCTCTGATTGTATTTTCCGATCATACGAGCGGTTTAATTCAAACAATTATAAAAATTCGAACAAAAGGTTTTTATAATCATGTTATGTGGATGCATAAAGACGGCGTGTTTGCTTCCCAAGGAAATAAGTATTCCAGAATTAAAGTTTCTAAATATATGAAAAAAGGTAATCGTCTTAAATTTATATCAATTAATGGATTGTCAAATCACCTTAAAAAAATCCTTATTCACTCTGTTGAAGTTAAATTAAAACAACCATGGTATACAACTCTTTATGATTGGGTCGGAATTGTGGGTCAAGCTATCGGGTTAAGACGAATGAACATTCCCGGATTAGAATATTGTAGCGAGGACGTACCCTATCATCTAAGAGCCTTGCTCCCTTATGATCTTCCTAAGAAATTAAGAAAGTTTATTAAGAATCTACCAACGCACGGATCCCCGGAAGATCTTAACCAATACATGAAAGATAACAAAGAGCATAACATACTTTACGGGAGGTGGGATAGTGATACGGAAATTTAGTTTAATCCTAATCATTATATGTTTATCTGGTTGCGTGACGCATTACCATAATGAGAAAAAGATATACGGGAAGTCAAGCGATATAAAGACTAAGGTCGGAAACATTGATGCCGCAAAAGCAGACTTTATATCCATAGTAGATATCTGGATCCCGTGGAAACCTAAAACAAAGGGGGGCTGCATGAAAAATGAGAAATGACTTCCCTTTTTCTAAAAAATATTATACAATATAAATAGATTAATTAATCAATTACCGGAGGTGACACATGAAAAAAAGAATTCTAGTTTTAAGCGTTGCATTAATTTTAGCCCTTTCGTCTACTTGCTTTGCAAGTCTCGGCATAAAACTCGATGGGGGTACCCAGCAAGGGGTAAAGACGATCAATCTAACTGGACCTTCTGCCCTTACAAAAACAAACGGGGCATTAAATATTCCAGTTGTGGATCCAACTTTGATTGCCGCGGGTGCTGCAAACGGCGGCGCGGTATCTATGCTTTCTTCGACAACGGCCATACCTACTTCGTATTCTTATATAAATATGCAGATTACGACAGCAGATCCGGCTTTTGCAGCTAAAACTCTTGCTGATGGAAAGAAAGGACAGATCCTAACTATTCATGCTTATAGTGGAGCTCAGACAACTACAGTTACGCCTACTACTTCATACGGATGGTCAGCGGCGTCATTTAATGCTGTTGATGATCAACTCACTCTTATATTTATTGATAGTACCGACGGGTGGGCTGTATTATCTTTGACAAGTGTTACACTTACACCTTAAAATTTTATAGGAGACCACGTGGAAGGGGAGAAGAAATTCTCCCCTTTTTTTATTCTAAATGAATTGTTCTACGTCGAACAATCATTTCACAATAGGCGAGGAAAAGGAGCATGAGTAAGACAGTTTGAATCATTCGCATAGGAAAATGGACCATCATATCAACTACAATAATTGAGTACCCCGCTAAGACCCGAGAGTATTTTATTTTATCTTCCCTATACTGATTTAACAATCGCAGAAATGTCGTTATGTTTACCCCGACAAAAAGAATAAACAAAGGATATCCAATTTCGAAAAGCATTTGAAGCCAATCATTATGTGCGGTTTTTACCGGCGTATCTGGAAGTCCACTTTTAATAGGGAATATAACTTTATACGTTCCTAAACCCCAGCCCGGTAAAGCTCTTTCGTTGGTGAGTTCAATCGTCCTTTTCCAAATACTCATTCGGCCATGATAGTGTTGTACAGACCAATTAGCCTCAAACTTATGTGTTATCACCCCCATAACAACGAACCCTATGAAAATTAAAAAAGCTATTCTCCGCCACACTTTTGAAGGGAAATAAATCCACGTCCCTATCGCAATACATAATACGGACCATGTAGAATTGCAAAACAGCGCAACAAAAACAGGAATGATTAAAAATCCCGGATGTAATTGAATAAGAAATGCAGATACGATCACAATAAAACTCGCCTCTTGCATATGGTGTCCCACTACTCCGAATTGTGTTATCTCAGTAAGACCAAAATTTAAAAGTTGATCATGAGAAAAGAATTGAGCCGCTATTAAGAGAAGGTTAAGAACCAAAACAGCTTTTAACATCCTAAATGTAGGGCCCCACGATTTCATCTTAATCGCGCCAATATAAAAATAACAACAGAAGACGATCGCTACATACGCATTAAATGATAGGTAGGGTACGTTACTGAAAAAACAACTGATAAAACTTAATAGTGATACCCCTTTAATGATCGGATTTATTTCCATAAAAAGAAGATACATCCCGGCGCATCCGGCGCACGTTATTATTAGCGGCCACCAAGATAAAGGGGGTGTGAGTTTAAAATAAATAAAAGGCACACAGGCAAAAAATCCAGCGATCAAGGGGATGGTATAGGATAGGGTTTTTTTCATAGGTCCTCCACGCTGTCAGGATTATAGATCGCTTCTTTTCTCCGGCCATATTCAGCAATTAAAAGAGCGTCAGCGACAGCATGAGTGATTGTAAGTTGAGGAAATAATTCTTGAGCTTTCTTTTTGGTTACGTTTTTATCACCTTTAGAGAGGCACCCCATGACGCGTTGCCACGTTCCCGGGGAAACATAAGCAAAAGGGATTTTTAAAGCTGTGAGGATCCCTACATACATTCCAAAATTTTGACCAAAAGTAAACGTTGACCTTACTCCCTGTTTTGGCATAGAGTGAACGCGTTCGATGTAGCATTTTGTAATTCGATGCTTTATTTCATCGAGCGTCAATGCTATATCGTGAGGGGTCATATGTTTAACTTTTGTTTGTAACCATGCAGTACCATTTTTACGCCCGAGTAATGCTATGCCTCCGGAGATTCCGGGGTCAATTCCTAATATCATGGCGCACCTCCTGAGTAATGTTTAACCTTTTGCGATCAGTGTCCTGTACTCCGTGTTTATACCCGTGGACCATTGCAGTTTTATAATGAATTCCTATTAAATCTAACACGTGCTCATTCTCTCCGTGAGCTTTAAGGATGTTAGATAAATAAGCCCAATGATCCTCCGCTAACTTTTTCACTTCGTCAGAAGTCTTTTGAGATTTTGACACCTTTACACCCCTTTGTAATAAGTGGTCTGATTTTAAATTGCTTTGGTATTTTTTTACCAAAGGTGTACTCCGTAATAAATTTAGTGATTACTTGAGTTTGTTTTTTTCCGTTGATGGCGAGTTTAACGAGGAAATGTCTTTTCAATTCTCCGTCGATGTCAACATATATACCTTTATTTCCCATCGTGCTCTCTCTTTTTTTGTATGCGCTGCCTTAACTGCGCCTTTTTTTCTGGTGATAGATTAAGTTTATCAATCGGAATTTGAATATCAAATACTTCAGGCTCCGGCTGATCCATATCCTCTACTTCAACCCCATGTTGCGGATCTACTGCCATATCACTATCTTTTTCGACACAGATCCCACATTCCGGACAAACCATTTTCATGTAACAGTCGAGCATCCGCCCAAACCATTTCATTTTTGCTTGACATTCCGGACACTTAATAATTTTGTCGGTGTCTCTCCATTTATTAAGCATGGGGTCAATAGACAAAATAGATACATTATCGTATTTACAAAAATAAGCTTTTACATATTGATTTTTAACTTTAAACTCAGCACATTGCATAAGCTCGTCGCATAGAGGACAGTAAACATTTTCTTTTGGGGTTATTAATACTCCCATTAATTAACCCTCCTTTTTTTCCACTTTTACTAATCTTCCCCACTCCCCCGCCGCTAAAACCAAAGTAGGGGAAGGTTCTTCCGCCATAATTTCTTGATCTTTTATTTGTTTTGATACAAGACTAACATCAATGAGGGATAGATCTCCGTTAGGGGTTATTGTTAATCGGTCTGCTTCTTGACGTATAGCACCATACTTTTTTGTTTCTACTTCGTATAAATATCTCATTTTTTATATCTCTCCCCGGCCCATCCTTCAGCGTCTATCGGACAACCCTTCGCCCACGAAGGTAATTTGCACATAAGGTCAATCATTTCCTCGAGGGAATGTTCTTCATCCCCCTCACAAACAACTTCGTCGTGCACTGATAACACTAAAGAATAATTAGCCTTTTCAAGTTTTAACATAGCCCATGCCATAAGATCTCGAGCAATAGCCTGAACAATGTTTTCGGTTAATTTGCCTCCGTAAGTGAAGGTCTTTTTAAAACTTTTAGATTCGCTATTAACTGTATAGTAATAAAGAGAATCTTTTGTCTTACCCCATTTCATTTCTTTTTGTTCCGTGCCGGGATAATAATAAGCAAGATCTCGACCGGAAGGTAATCGACAATAAAGAAACTTCCCTTTGATGTAGAAAGTAACAGGACCACAATGACAGGGTTTTTTATGCCTAACTGTATATTTGGCCGCACGTTCAATATCATTCCAGAAAGAAACCACTTTTTTATATTTATTCCTGTACGCAGTAACGGCTATTTCTGAAAGTTCTTTACTAACCTTAACCCCAAACCCTTCGCAAGTTACTTTAAATCTAGGGGCGGCCATTTGAAAACCACATCCGAGGACCGTGTGTTTTCCAACAAGCCTTTCTTTTTTATCTTTACTTGTTAAGGCAATATTTTTATAAATCACTTTAGCCATATCAACGTATATGTCTTTTTTGTCGTGAAATAATGTTACTGCGTCTCGCTGTTTAGCAACCCACATTAAAACCCGGGCTTCGATCGCTGAATAATCCGCGGCCAACAATGTTTTATTCTTTGGAGCAACCACGACACCCCGAATACAAGTCGATAAGGCAGATATAGGATTACTGTACAACGTACTCATAAACTCAGCGTCGCCACTTTTAATAACATCAATACATACATCTTGATCAATGTCCCCACCCCTCGGTAAATTTTGAAATTGAACGGTTTGACTTGTCCACCGTCCGGTTGACGCACCATGATAAATTAAATGGTTACGGATCCTTCCATCATCACAGCAAGAATCAATAACCCGACTGAATTTAGCAACAGAGCTACGCCCGTACTCAAGACGCAATATAAGAAGACGACGAAGCTCGTCGGGTATATCATACGTTAAAGCCTCTTCTACATCGTCAGCGCTAACCCCGGCCATATCAATTCCTGAATAGTTTTCATTGATCCAATTTTTTAATCGTACAGTTTGTGTAACCGCGAGAATCTTCTTATTTGTTATTTCTGCTACTTCCTTATTACATTCTATCGAAAGATCTTTACATATTGTCATAGCTTCTTGGGCTAATTCTGTATCAACACAAACTCCTCGGTCGTTAATATCAAGTGTTAATTGGAATATATCTTGTTCGATCGGCACAAGATCTGGTAAACGTCTGTCAACTTCTCGTTCTGTCTTAACGTCTTGACGACAGTATTCCATAAATTTTTTATAATCTTCCGGAAAATCTTCCGGACGATTAAATTTACCGTCTTTGTTTGGTACAGAAAATAATCGAATTAACCGCATACCTTCAAGTTCTTTTTGTTCCGGTAGCTTTAAGGCCCTAGCAAGCTTTTCCAGTTTCCAAGGAAGCCCGTGGGCGCACGCCATTGCCATCGTACACATAAAAGGTGGAGGTGTCTTTTTCCAAACGTGTTTCCAAACCGAGTATTCAAAAAAAGCATTATGGGCGACGAAGGTATATCCTTTTTCAATCCAGCGGTCGAATATAGGAGGATAATAATTACCCGGCTCAACTAATACCGGTCCGTCATTTTGAGCGTATGCAACACATAATATCTCAGTAGAAGGATCCTTACAGTAACGTCCCGCCCCGCTCTTCCTTATATTTATGCGGGATAGTGTTTCAAAATCTAGGTGTATTTTATTCATAACATCCTTAGTTGAGTAGTGGGGGCTAGGTACACCTTGTTTGAATTGTAGCACCCTTTGTCCATGTGGCGATCGCACCTCACATGAACGGGTTCTACATTCGCCCGCGGCTCCTCATGCCCCCAATCTACCATTATTTAAAAAGATCTCCTTTTTCCTCGACGTAAATTTTTTCAAATTCGTCTTTAGCTATAGGATAAGGGTACCCACGAGCATCAATGGCTAAATAACCATCTTTACAGCTTAATTTTCCTTCACTCGTTTCAACCGTAAATTCAGTATTGATACGGATCGCCCGCGTCAATACTTTTTTACGGAATTTTCTCGCGTTAGAAAAATCAGGTAAATGCTCTTTTGAAAAAACGGGTGTTTCTATTTGAGAGGTATCTTCGCTCATACTTTATGTTCCCCTTCTACCTCGCGATCTTCCCTGTCTTTTGTTCGTGCTTCCAAACAATTCAAAGCGTTTTGTAAAGCAAGAATAGCTTGTTGATTTGCTTCACAATTAAACTTTGATCCTTGATAAAACTCAAGACGGGATTTAGCCGCTGAGATAACTGTTTCAACGAAAGCCCCATTAGGTTCTTTTCGTTGGGGACCGCGACCTAACGGCCCGTTTTGCCAAGAGATATTTAATCCCACACCGACAACAAGCCCCCCTGTAGGGTTGCCATCAGTGTCATTCTCATTAATAATTTTACATTGATCAATTCCGTTCACTATAGATCACCATTTTCATCGTCGGGCAAATCATCAAAATCATCATCCGGACGTACCCGGCTGATCAACGGTTCACCCTCTTCACATTTTTGAATATTTCGCACAGAAACGGATACGCCGTTCTTGCCCTTGAATGACCAAGCATAACAAGAAACTGTTGCGCGAGCATAACATCCCGGATAAAATTCTTCCGGATCCTCAAGAGGTTGACGTTTTGCATCAACAATTCCTGGTTTATACTTTCCACACTTACCATTGATATAAAACATCCCCTCATATTCCGGACGATCGCTGTCGTCACCGTCGAGAGTAGGAAGCATGAGCCCTTTAGGGGCGTTTTTTGGCCACTTTTCTTGTATTGTAGCCCCAACAAGATCATCGAGAGCGTCAAACTCTGTATCTTTCTCGAAGATCATACCAAGACCATACTTGCCCTCGTCGTTTGGCTCAAAAACATGAGGGAAAGTTACCCTAAATATAGGGGTCAACAACGAGCCATCTTTTTTGATTATGAAGTCTTTTTGCATTTTGTTTTTCCTTTTTTAATTTTTAATGACGTTTGGTTTAAAGTTCTGCTAACTCGGCTGCCGGATCTTTTGTAGTTTCTGAATCAGGCGCGTCGTCTTTTGGCGGATCATTAATCGGATCCGACAATTTTGCGCCTTGTGAAGAATCATTACCCCCGTCGTTATCATCATCAGGAGGGGGAGGAGGATCTTCAACGTGATCTTCTACCAATTCAGCATCCCGAATATAACAATACGATGCATTAAAATCATCTTTTAATGCTTGCGTTTTCTTTTGGGGATCCAGCGTGTTCCAAATACGCTCAAACCCGTCGAGAGCTACTTGTTGTGGTGTTTTTTCGGCCATAATTTTAAATCTCCTCAAAGTCTTCTTTTGCACTTGTTAAACTAATTGGCTCGCCTTTGCTATCCGAGGTGACGAGCTTATACCCCGTGTCCGGTTTAAACGCGTATTGTACTACTTCTTTTTTACCGATCACCTTTTCCATCTTCGACGGTGATTTTAATTTCTTTGGCTCAAACATTTTACTACCATGTTTACCTTCAAAATCGGCAAGTACCGCGTCTTCTGAGGACCATTTTCGGTGTCCTTGGGATGTTACTAATTTATACCCGGGAATGTTTTCACCTTGGTAAGCTAACTCCTTAGCATAATCCACAACTTTAGTAATGAACGCCTTAATGAATTCTTGGTTATCGAGTACCTTAACAATTTGTTTAATTGTTAAACGACTTACCGGCGGTGCATCGGTAAAGTCTTTCGCCACGAGAGATTGAGCTTTCTCGTTGGCGGTCTTACACGTATTAAATACCGGGCAGTACGTCTTATGACACCAATCCCCGGCGATCAATGGGGCTTTTGGAGATAGAGCGGCTTTTGCTTTAACTGCTAACTCTTCACGAAAACTATTCATGTACTCAGCGTCTACGGCGTAAGTGCTAACATGATCATCACCCATACGCGGTTGAACAATACTAATTTCAATTTCCTTTACATCCTCGTCAATATAATAGCGAAGGATATAATAGAGAAGTTGTTTATTTTCGTAAGACGATATCTTTTTTCCGGCCCCATATTTAAGATCAAACCCCATGATTTTCTCATAGGGCCAAATGATGATACAGTCCGGGGTTGCAAATAAAAGTTTATGGACCTCGGGGATCTCGATTTTTTTCTCGACGATCATTATAGCCCCCGGCCTCATATGAGACCGAACATCTTCTACGTACTCCCACACTGCATCAATCATTTCTTCATCGACGGTGATAATGTGCTCCCCCTCAGATTTTTCAACCCCCTCAAAAGATGCAAGCTTTTCATAATCCCAATCCTTTAAAAGACAATCCGCGGACAAATCATGCGCTACTGTACCTTCTGCCATATAGCTACTTGTAACAACGATACAGTTTGCTGTGGCTTTCACGGATCCGGGACAATTCCACCATCGTTCACACGAGGATGCTGCAAGTTTAGAGTGGGCTGGGAAAGTTTTAGATATCATCGTCGTCCTCCGCTAAAACTTCTGCGAATTGTTCGTAACATTTTCCAATCTTCTTACCCTCAAGAGTATCTAACTTCGTACCGCCGAGAGCTTGAATAGTGGTTTTACAACGATTCTTTCCAACGCCGTTAGGGAATTTTTTACAAATATCCGCGGCGAGCGCTCGAACCTGATCAATGGTTATTTCCCCATCATCAGGATCTTCTACCGTGGGTTCCGCTTCGGCTTGCTTCGTAACTTTCTTTGTTACCTTTTTTGTTCCCGCTTTTCCCGGCGCGGTAGTTACAGTCTCGGAGGCGGGGGCGTCGTTAAGAACTTTGTCAAGCGTGGCAACTAACGTCGATATTGCTTTTTCGAGTTTTTCAATTTTTTCTTCTAAGTACATTTGCTTTTCTCCTGTTTTTTGGATTATCCGATTCATTATTTGTTCTTTCCAACGCGCAGTACCCATCATCTTAGCCTCAAGCGTAGCTTTTATGACGAGGATATATGCGTTGACCATGTATGTTTGACCAAATCTTTTTAGCCGCCCAATACATTGTGTTATATCTGTGGGGGACCAAGAAGGTTCTACAAACACCGCCGTATGGCAAGCATATTGTAGTCCGTCAAGGCCCTCTCCACAGGCTTGTATCTGTCCAAGAAAAAGTCGGCACGAGGGCTCTGTGTTGAATTGTTCAACAATCCCGGCGCGTTTCTGTGCGGGTACGGTACCGTCGATATAAACCGGATTTTCTTTAGACAGTGATTTTAATAAAGCATTTTTAACTGTTCTATGATGATAAAAAATAACAATCTTAGAGGTCTCTTCCAGAAGATCTTCTATAAAGGGAAGGGATTCTTTTATTTTATATTTTGCTAAAGCTTGTCTGATACGCGCGGTCTCCCCCAAAGTAAATAATTCTATGTCACGTTCTCCGGCTAACTCTGCCGTTTTTAATTCTTCTTCCCGTATAATTTTTTTGGCTTCAGGCGTACATTCAAGTTCAACAGTATCTATCATAGCGTCGGGTAATTCTTTTAAAACTTCTTGCTGTTCTCTTCTAAGCATAAATGGACGTATGCGGTTTGCGAGGTCCCCTTCATGTGAAGCGCCGTTGACATTAAGACCATATTTATCTTCGTAAGCTCCGCAAAAGCGATACGCAAACCGCAAATACGAAGTGTAAGGGGCAATAAGGTCGGGCCGCGTGGATGATAGGAGAGAATGTAAATCAATGGGACGATTTTTAATAGGTGTCCCAGTTAAGAACCACATTTTATCTGTACGGGAAATCAATCCTCGAGGGTGAAGGATCCTTTTAGTGCGGTGAGCACGTGTGTTTTTAAGTTTATGAGATTCATCACAAATAATCAAACCAAAATTCATAGTCATTAATTGCTTAAAAACCTCTCTACCTCCCCGGCTTATAAGAGCATAATTTATAATGTAAAAATCCCTATTTAATGGTATGGGGTCCTTCCCGTTCTTTATAATTTTAATGTATTGTCTTCTGTGAGTGATCCACATTTCAATCTGGTTAGCCCAATTATGTTTTACCGAAGCTGGACAAACAACGAGGACAGGGAAGCTGTCAAGCGCACAAAGAGCTTGTGCTGTCTTCCCTATACCTACATCGTCAGCTAAGAGCGCGTATTTACGCTCTTGTAAGAATTTAACTCCAATTTTTTGATAATCTCTTAGTTGCATATTTTTTTCTTTTTAAATATTATTTCTTCTATTTTAAAATTAGGGTTTCGATTCAACTCTGTCCTAAAATAAGCTTCCATAACACCTTTATGGGCGTTTGCCAACACAAGCCGATCGCCGTCAAAAATAGCCCACCCATATTGATTTTTTATTCTTCCCATTCTAATTCCTTTTGATTTTCCGGTGTTGCGTGCTGAATTGATCCTCTAGGTCTACGACGTTTTATGTTCTCTGTTAGCTCAATGTATCTACAATTTTCAAATGTATAATTCCCGTCGGGGTCTACGCGGTCTAAAGACGGCCTCTCCAAAATTTCACCTCGATCGCGGTTATAGAGGAAATGGGCTTGATCATATGTAAGGGTACACCTGATTCCGCGTCCACCATAGCCCGGATATTCTCTATGATTTTTGTCAGTGCATCGACGTTTAGCGTATTCAACGGGACGATACCACCGTCCGTTCTTGTTTCTCCATGGCTTGACAACGGTTTCATAACGGCTACTCCCCACTATTTTCTCCTTCGAGTTGTTCCTTCCGTCCATCTAGCACTTGCATAATAAACGCGGGCATCCCGGCGGCGTGGTCCTGTTGAATGAAAGCATTGCCCGCGTACTTGAGTTGGTGGCCCTTATCTTGCTGAACCGTAAAGAGCATAAAACCCTCACACGTTTTTAATGCTTGCTCGGCAAGGCGCCGGGCGTCCTTCTTACTCTTAAAGCTTGTGTCTTCCTTATGCAATTTAGAAAACTGTTTAACCATTAAATCACCTCACTAATTTGTATCATGCCTTTTGCAATTTGTCGGCATCTTCGTGCTTTCTCTTGTTTATGATTATGAATTATGCCAACGCTTCGTGCAAAAGCCATACGCATTTTAATGTAACGTTTTTTCCAATTCATTTTTCGTCTTGACCTATCTCTAATTCTTGCTTCAGGTTCTAAATCATGAAGACTGATCATCCGCATCTTTTTCTCCTTTCTCTTTAAACTTAACTGTGTCCGGACTTATGAAAGCAACTAAAGGCATAAATAATAAAAATATAGCAATCATTATAAGCATCGTCCATATAAACGGAATAAGCCCTACACACATCATACATTTTGTTAATCGTTCTAATATACGCATTTCCTATCCTCCTAGTTTCCTAGTATACTATTAAACTATGAATTTGTCAATACTTTTTGCGTAGAAAGTTTTTCGGTGTCCGCCGTCTTGATATTGCTGCTTAACAAAACCAAGGGCTTTTAAGATTCCAGCAATACGTAACGCTTCACGAGGAGAAAACATTGTAGTATTGCCCCCAATACAACTAACAAAAATATCAATGGGTTGTGTAACACAAGCAAATTTCTTATTGTCGTAGTAGTCAAAATAATGTTGGTCCAACCAATTATCAATAGTATGAAGCCAAGGATCGTCAATCTGTCTTTTTGCTGTCTCTTCTCTGGACATTGCTTCGATCTTTTTGTCATACACATAAATTGATTCCCCTTTCATATAACATACATATGCTTCCGCGAGAAGTTGATCCCTCTCTTCTCTTAATAAGGGGATGTTTACTTCATTAATGAGTACCGGCCAGTAACGCCTATTCTCATGATCTTTTAAATACCCTTCTGTCTCTGCGTTAACTGTACCAATAAAAATATTCTGTCTAGGGTAGTTAACAGCATTGCGCCCGTATGCCGGACGGCAACGATCAACGCAAGTAGTTATAAAACCTTTCATAGCTTTACTCTCATACTTAGACACGGCATACATTTCAGCAAGTTCTACTATCCAATTCCCTTGAATTAGATCAATAGAATCTTTGTGTTTAACATTTATATGCGCGTCGGTAAACCATGGATCACTTAGTATCTTACATAAAAAACTTTTACCTCTACCTTGAGGACCTTCTAATACAAGAACGTGATCAAATTTACATCCGGGTTGAAACACACGTGATACCATAGCAATTAATGTCTTACGCCCATAAAATCGAATAAGCTCAGTATCTTTGGCCCCGCAGATCCGCGATAGCCAATTATCAATGCGCGGTGCCCCATCCCATTTTATACTCCGGACAAAATCTCGGACCGGGTGATACGCGTTATCAGAAGCGATCGTTACAACAGCCTCATGAATATGGGATGTTGGTGGATCGTAATCCCAATTAAGGGAAAGGTGATGTTTAACTTGAATCGCGTCTTCGTCGGTCCAGTGCGCCGCAGTTTTACGCCAAGGTGGAGCCATAACAAATTCAATACGGTTAGTGAATAAATTATATTGAAGTTTATTTTTTAGGAGAGGGGTGTAATCTTTTTTTAATCCATCAGCTTTAGAAAGAATTTGAACAGTGTTGTGGAGAGTAACTCTAAAACGTTTTCCGTTCGGCGTCTTATGCCAAATTCTTTTTTCAGTTTTTACCATTGTTTGTTCGGGTTGTTGGTATTCATCAAATTCATTCTCGATAGATTTACATCCAGTTTGTTTATATCCGTGTTGGTACGCATTTTTAACTTTAACTTCGAGCTCGTCGTGTGTCCATTCAGGTTGACACCGAGGATTAAAAAATTGACACATTAACTCGTGGGTCTTTTCCCATGAGAGGCCATAATCTTTTCCAAGAGCGGCGACGGTGAAGGTACGACTATCTCCGCCCGCGCCTTGTATAGCGGGTGTCCCATTTGATACAATATCAACGAATTTTTTGATGTTCGTCGGGTGATTTGTGAGTAACCCTTCCGCAACAACGTCGATATCATCCCCTCGGGCGAGTAAAGCCAAGAGAACGTCCGGGCATTTTTGGATAACCGAGGGCGAATACCTTTTGATTTCATAATGTTTATCTACCTCCTCATTGTAACTTCCGGCCGCGGTAATAAAATGCTGTTTAAATTCAAGCCCGGGATAATCTTTAAGGCTTCCTTTAATTTGCACTTGCTCCAACTTAGAAAAATAAATATGATACCCTCCCGATGGAGTGGACACGGTAAATGTTTGGTTAACTAAAGCTACTGGAATTTGAATGTCTTGAAATAATCGTGATAGGGGTTTATCATTTTCTGGTTGGAAGCTTCGTTTGTCTACATCAATAACAACGTATCTTCCTCTTAATAGTACGCCGTAATTTTGATCGCTTACTGAGAAAAGGGGATCGAACGGCGTATTTTTAAAACCTCGTCGTAATGGTTTCTTCGAATAACCATCACATTGAAATAACGTAAGCCCCGCGTCCGTGTATAGGTCGAGGAGCTCACGCTTTACTTTATAAGTCTTCGGCTTCATTAAATACCCCCATGAATTTATCTAAAGATTTTTTAGGGATGAGAATTTGATTGTCAGCGGTACAGTAACCTTCCAGCCGTCCCGACTTAATCAATGTCTTTAGATAGTTAGGGGTATAGTTTAACAGAGATTGCACTTCAATTAAAGTATAAAATTTTTCATGTTGCGAAAGATCTCCAAGTTCTTCAAACGAAGGGAACCCAGCCTTGCGCGAATGAAAAGTCATGATCTCGGCGTTGTCGAGGTAGATACGACTTCCAATTTTTTGTTTGGAAAATCGTCCTCGGTAGATCATCTGTCTCAACGCTTCCATCGAACGGTTAAGGACAGTGCACGCCTCTTGCGTCGTCAATAGTGTTTTTCCTTCATATTGTATCATGTATATCACCTCCTAATTAGTAAACAATTCTCGAATGTATGTGACATATTACCATAGATATCTAGGCTTTGTCAAGTTTTTTATTTATTGCTTCTTCAAACCGGGTAATAAACTCTTCCAAAAATTGCTTATGTTCGTATAAAGCAGTGCTAATAGTATTAGCTGCACTCTGCATAGCTCCCGCGGCGCTTTGCATATTATGTCCCGCGGATTTAACATCCTCAGAACCCTGTAAATAAATATAGTCCATCTTATTCTCCTTTTGTAGTAATCCTCCTATAAAAGTTATGGTTTCCTTCTTTTGTTATGTAAATCATCGGAACGCCTTGCCACGCTTCCCGGCACACATCAAGATCAGAACACCACATATCAGGATATCCAAAACCCGCGCATACACCCGGCTCAAGAGCCCAATACAGAGCATCAATAGCGGTTTGACGCTCAACCCATGAAGGTGTTCGGGTCATTTCGGATCCGTTAACTCCGTATAATCCTTCCGGTCGGTATAATATACCGCAAGCAACTGCAACTTGCCCGGCAAGTGTTTCCCCAGCGGCTTCTCCTATTATAGCGTGTACCACTTGTTCGGTTGCGTCATTTAATGGTTGCTTCCACGTAAAACCGGACGTAAGCAACAAAAGCGCTAACCCAATTATAAATTTTTTCATTTTTCCCTCCAATAAGGTTTGTCTTGCTCACTCATTTTAATTTCAAAATCAGTTAAAACAATAACTCGCATATCCCCCACATGATTTTTGCGGTGAACAAGCGCTCTACCCCCACGGACGAATTCACAAACAAAGACGTCCGCTTCGTAATAGATTAAATCATCTTTACGCATAGAGTTACACCTCCTTTAATGAAATTGTCCCGAACCCTGTTATATTATTTTACAGAGTTGCGGCTTCTAATTCCGCAGAATCAGGTTCACATTCCACTACAGCTTTTTCCCGATTGATAATATAAATATCCGTCCAGTCAGGATATTTTTTATTCGCAATCCTTTCCGCTTCGTCGAGGCTGTGCGCCATTATAATATGCGGGCGCATCCTCGGCGCAAAAACTTTAAATTGTGACATAATTTTTAAACCTCCTTTTTAAAATCTTCCTGAGTTTAAAACCTCTTCTTGTTCTGTTTTTGGTTTGTTAAATCCTTCGTCAATACATATTTGGCAGATCGAGCCAGCGCTGTCCCTGTAGCCGTAAGCCCTCAAGCACCGCTCACCCTTTTTAATAAGTATGAGGCATTGTTTACAGTGTGTATCTTTTAATGTTGGCTCTATTGATATTTTAATCATGTTGCGTTACCTCCATAACTGTGACAAGGCTATGGTCAAATTTAGAATCGAAACCATATTTTTTAATAATTGGAATGTCCTTAGCTGTTAAGCCGACTTGCTCCATTTGAAGTAAATCATCCTCGCCGCACATTTTATGCTTTCGGACGAGGTTTATATATTTGTTGTCAATCTCGACGTCGAATACGTCTTTATAATTTGCCCCGTCACGATAAAACAATTTAACAGTTATCATTTTTCCCACCTCCTTTTTATATAGTGAGGTTGTTCAGGGTACAACCTCAAAAACCCTTGTTTAATACGTGGGGTCTTTAGCCCCGAAGCATGACAACCCCCCTTCCTTTTACATTTATAACCCAACAGCCCCGAGAATAAGGGGGCTGTTTCGCTCTTGTGAGCTCGTCAGGGGTTAATAATTAAAACCCCCTCCCCCTTTTATCATTTCTTTTAATTCAGTTTTATTTCTGAGAATAAAAACCCTTTGCTTTTTTTCAAATCGACTTTCAATAGCCCCGTTAAATGTTTTGTAGCTTGTTCTATTCTCTTGGTCTAAATAAAAACTACGCCAAAAATATTCATTGTTTCTTTTTACTAAAACAGATTGTCTGTTGCACCTTTCCACTAAATAGATTCTATTAGAACCCTCTTGCGATATCTCTTTTAAAGTTAAAGTTTCAATCGGGGCTTTTATTACAGCGTTGATTATTTCTTGCATGATATAAAACTCCTTTCGTTGGTTAAGGATTAAAAATTAAAGGTCTTTTTCTGTTATTGGTTTTCCTGTTACATCAGCGACGGGGGTCAAATGGTCTTTAAATTCTTTGAACCACCCCAAAGACCTCCCAAGAGAAATTATTTCCCTGTTAGGCATTAGAAGCACATTTAATGTGCAAGTGATAATTTGATTAGGTTGTTTTTTCATTCTTCCCCATCCTCTTTTTTATCTTTGATAATTTCTTCCGCCCAAACTCTGAGCGCCTCCCAGTAACAGCAATCAAGACAAGCATTTCCAATCTTACCCGCAAGATAAGCCATATCATCGTCGGACAAGTTGTCGATTTGTTTTTGGGTTAAGGTGTTTACTAAATCCCCACGGCTTAAACACGTAATAGGGAAGCCGTCACGCCACGGGTCGAGCGCTTCCTTTAAATAATTATAAGCGTCAAGCTCGAAGCGTTCTCTTTCTTTTGGGTTAGTTAAATTACAGCAAGCGTCTTTTATTCCTTCGGCTATGCTGTCAATGTCTTCTATTGTAATTGGTTTCATAATCAAGCCCCCATTTTTTCAGCGGTTGCCTTACCACTAGGATAAGTTTTAACAAAACTCAACCTCCCACAAACTAAACATATTTTAACGGCGTCCCAATAGCCTCGGCTTGAAACGCTTCCTTTTTTTGGTTGAAGGATTAAAATATAATTATCACAATGCGGACAAATGTAAGTTGTTAGCTTCTCTTTATTATTAACCGCCCGCCCCAGTATCGCAATGTATACGATATTTAAAACCCTTTATCTCTTCTTGTCCTTCTCTTATAACAGGGTTAAGGACGTCAATAATATCCATGGTATTCCATCTTAAATAATTAGTGGAGCGCACGAGCTCAACAAATAACGCCCATGATAAATCATATACCCCGAGCCTTTTACATTGATCCGCAAACCTTCGTTTTATTTCTTTGGCTTTTAAGTGTGTTGCTCCATCCCCGATTAATCCTTTTGTTGCGTCCTTGAGTGCTCGCTTGTGATTTAAATTCATTGGTTTTTTTCTCCTTCATTATCAGGTTAATAATATTTAACTAATTTGTTTGCAGTAAATTGTTTCTGGAAACTTCGCCATCAATTCAAATAGATCACTGGCGCAAACTATTTGAATTGTGTCGGTCGCTGTTAGTGTAATTATTTCCCACATGATTAAAGCCCTCCTTTCACTTATAATATAGGGTTAAGGTTTTTTACTTTTGATAGTTATAGTCTACCAGATATAACTAGAATGTCAATAGATTATTATTTTGTCATGACCACACCTACAAAAGCACTTGGACGTAATATTGGTCGAGTATCGAAGCACGCATTTTTATTTATTGGATTTTTAGTGCTTCGATTGTGTGCGGATGTAGTAATAGACGTTGAAATGTAGTAGTCTAGCTAAGTTCTTTAGGGGTAAGGGGTTAGCTCTGAAATGCTTCTATGTAGGTATTAAAATTAAAACATAATAATCAGTTTTAGTATTGTATAGTATAGGGGGAAAGGGCATAGTCTATGCTCGAAGTCTTCAGATAATGCATTGCACTGCACTAACTTCGTCCATAATTAACACTCTTGGTGTTGTTGTTATGTTATCCCTGTCCTATTTTGTTATGTTGCATTATGAGCATATGCTCATAATTCATTTGCTCGTTGTGTGTGCTCCCTATCCTCACGCCCATGGAGAGAATAAGGAATCGACCCCCACCCCCTCATTTTTTCCGGGTGCATTGCATCCGTTAACCGGCCCGGTGTTGTATATAAAATATTACAGGACCCCCTCTTCCCCTCCCCCTCCTCTAAAGTACCTACTCTATATAAGACCCCCACCCCTTGTAGCTATAAATACCCTACCTACAATATACAGAAAAACCCTTGACAAATTTAAAAAAATAAACTAATATAAAAATATAGAGTTGTTTGAAAACATCATAACAAAATACAAAGGAGATGATAAACCATGAAAGGATTTAAAGTAAAAGTAGTTGGGGAGTATTATGCACGCTCCGAAATCATGGGGGAGAAACGGATTGTTAAGCAATATGAGTTTGAGGCAAATATTCCGTCGCTGACCGCTGCTCTGTCTACGGTTAAGAATAAACTATTGACCCCTGTGCTATCAAAGGCGCACTCAGATTATATTATGTACCGTACATATCATATAACTGGGATCACTCCTCTCGACGAGGCTTCGAAACAGCAAATGAGAAAAGTTGAGATCGTGTATATGGATAGGACTTCTTTGGTGAGCTACATAAAGGATAACCTTCTTCCCGTCGATTCTCGATTATATCCTGATTTGTTTAAACTTCGTATAGCTGTTCAAGATGCGAAGACGGACCCCGACGCTTATTTAAAGAAATTAGAATTGCGACGACCTGACCTTGAAATGGATTTGCAGATCGGGGACCTTAATCCGGAATTGCATAAGCAAGAAGAAACACCTCCGAGCGTTTCGATTGCTAATCAATCAAAAACAGAGACCGGTCCCTCACCAAACGTGGATAAAAAAGATTTAACACCGGCGTCGATTGCGAAGCAAACAACAGAAAGGGTTGAGGGGTTGAACCAAGATATGATGAAGACCGGCGAGCATGGTCCTTTGGATCAAACCGTTGATGAAGAACTAGAAGATATCTAATGGGTATTTTACAACAGCTTGCACAAAACATTAATCAGGTAGAGCGGGCTATGGATATTGTTCCCGTCGAGAACTACTCCACTAAATTAAAGTGGGTTGATGGGAAGCCAGTAATTATAGGCGCGCCGATAGTTGCGGGGCCGATGGACGGCCGGATGAAGATGTTGTTGTCTGAAGCAATGAATCTTCCTTATGACGGTCACGACCCACGCTATGTAGGATTGACTAAAGGTGAGGCGCTTATAATTGATCTCGTTGATCAAGCTTCTCGAGGAGATAAAGACGCGAGGAAAGAGGTCCTCGACCGTGCTCTTGGTAGACCAGTACAGAATATTAAGTCTTTGAGTGTACGTGGGACAATAGAGGATTTTCTTGATAACCTCGACCCAATAGAAACGATTGATGTGGTTAACGTTGACGACGTGGAGGATTTGTAATGGGTATCAATAATAGACAAAACGAACGGGCGAAACGGTTAAATGATTTAAAAAATCAATTACCTTATTTTGCGTCGCAGTGTTTGACTATTAAAGATAAAGCCGGCGCGCTCGTGCCTTTTAATTTTAACAGGGCACAGCGTTATACGCATCAAAGATTAGAAGAACAGAAAGCTCGTATTGGAAAAGTACGGGCTCTTTTATTAAAGGGAAGACAGCAAGGTATGAGTACCTATACCTCTGCGAGATTCTTTCATAAAACTATTTTTGTTCCCGGCACGGGTACCTTCATCTTATCCCATCAGGCGAAGACGACGGGTCCCTTATTTGATATGGTTAAAAGATATCTTCGTTATATGCCGGAGATAATTGCCCCGACAGTAGATGCCGCTAATAAGAATCAAATAAAATTTTCAGAGATAGAATCTGAATATACCGTCGGGACCGCGGGGAATGAAGATCTTGGCCGAGGGTTAACTATTAAACAGTTGCATTGCTCCGAGGCTGCATGGTACGCGCGTACAGATGAATTAGAGACAGGATTATTTCAAGCGGTATCTGATATGGATGATACTGAGGTCATTCATGAATCTACTGCTAATGGTATGAATAATATGTTTTATCGTAAAGCTATGGACGCTATGAAAGGCAAGGGCGAATTTATCCTTATCTTCATCCCTTGGTTTTGGCAAGAAGAGTATCGCACTAAACCCGGACCGGATTTTATTCTCGATCAAGACGAACATGATTTAATGAAAGCTTATAAGCTTGATGTAGCTCAAATGTGTTGGCGACGTAATAAGATTATCGAACTTGGCGACGAATGGAAATTTAAACAAGAATATCCAATGAACGCAATGGAAGCGTTTGTTATTTCCGGCCAATCACTTCTTTCACCTAAATTATTACTTGAAGCACGTAAAAGAATAATTCAAGATGCTTCCGCGCCAAAGATATTAGGTCTTGATTGTGCTAGGACCAATGATCGTGTTGTGTGGGTTTGTCGTCAAGGAAGAAAAATTTTATGGTACAAAGTTATTCAGGGCGCAGACATACCAGAAGACCCGAGTATTCCTTTGGGTCAACAAACGGCGCGTATGATTGAAAGAGAAGGTATTGATAAATGTTTTATTGATTATGGACAAGGTTACGGAGTTATTGACTTTTTACGCGCATCAGGGTATAAAGAAGTAGTACAGGGAGTTTACTTTTCTCACAAACCTATGAACAGGGATCGCTTCCTTAACAAGCGCGCGGAAATGGCGTTGACGTTAAGAGATTGGATTGAAGATGGTATGTGTGATATTCCCGACGATGAAGATTTCTTTGCTGATCTCCTCATTGTTCCGATGTACAAAGAAACACCGACTAAAAAAATATACTTAGTTTCGAAAGCACAAATAAAATTAGATTACGGAATATCCACCGACATATTCGACGGGACCATTTTAACTTTTGCGTACCCGGTAGCAGCGAATATGCGTGGGTCGAAAATTCGCATAGCAAATCAAATTGAAAGAAATAAAACGAAGAGCGAGTTAACGACCATCAGGCGCGTTACCGGAACCCAAAAACAAATCGGATCCGTTAGCGTTAACGTTAGTCATTAACTTTTACTAAGGAGTTTATTATGGCAGCAGCGATTATACCTCTATTGATGATTGGGACCGCTTCGTATGCCGGTACTAAATTAGCAAATGCTGGAAAGAATAATGCTACGGGGACACCGACGGTAGATACGAGTAAAGCAGATGCACAAGCAAAAGCCGCGTCGGAACAAGCTTCGGGAGAAAAATCACCTAAGCAAGCAGCAGCGTTTTTGAAAGATCGAAAAGCTCAGGGCTTTGGTCCTAATCCGAATAAAGCGAAACCGTTTTTACTATCTCTCTAAGGGGGTTATTATGGCATCAATAACAAATAAAGTGAAGTTGACGAAAGACCGCCATAGTAACGGGGTTAAAATTAAACAACACTGGTTGACGATGTATCAGCTTGTTGGTGAATATGTTTTAACCCGAAAACAAAATTTCCTCGCTAACTCAATGCCGGGCGAGTTTTTGACGGAACAACTGTTTTCTTCTACAGCGCCGGAAGCGAATCGAACGATGGCTTCGGCCATTCTCGGTAACTTGTGGCCAAATGGGGGGCGGTCGTTTAGAATACAGCGGCCACGTAACATTCCAGATTCAGCAGAAATAAAAAAGTATTACGCAGATGTTTCACGAATCCTCGCCGACAGTATGGATGATCCGGAAGCCGGTCTTGCTACTGCTCTTGACGAGTATATGTTGGATCAGGGGGCTTTTGGTATTAGTGGAATTCATACAGAAGCAACGGGGGATCTCTTTGTCCCGATAAGGTATCACGCAATTAATGTTAAGAACATGGTCATTGAAGAAAACAAGAACGGGATAATTGATACTATTTTCTTGGACATTGAATATAATGTTGATCAACTAATTAAAGAATATGGCATTAATAATGTTAGCAAGAAGTCGTCGGATAAATGGATCAATGGAAATTTTCTTGATAAAGTACGTGTCTTACAACTCATTGAACCCCGACGAGAAGGGCGGTTTGGTTTTGGTAACAAGTCTATGCCTATTGCTTCTCTTCATATTGAATACGATGCAAACAAAATATTAAGAGAAAGTGGTTTTAATCAACACCCTATTGCAGTAGGACGTTTCACAAAAGCATTAGGTGAAATATATGCTAGATCTCCGGCCATGTTTGCTATGCCGGCAATCTTACGACTTAATGTAGCATGGGAACTTGTTATGCGCGCGGGAGAGAAAAACCTTAATCCTCCTCTATATCTTTTAGATAATGGGGCTCTCGGTAGTGGAGTAGTAGATACTTCCGCGGGTGGGTTGAGTGTTTTTAATACTACGAGCATAGGTGAAAAATCTCCTGTTGGTGCGTTGTTTGATGTTGGTGATATGCAGATGATCCAGCAATTAATTGAACAATTAATTAATGACGTATCAAAAGCCTTTTATATTGATCGTTTAATGGATCTCAATAACGAGACAAGAATGACGTTAGGTGAGGCTCAAATACGTGATCGTTTTAGGGGCGAGGGTTTAAGTGGTGTTTTTAAACGACAAGAGACTGAAACTTTTAATAAAGTAATTAAATCCTCTTTTAATATTCATCTTGAGGCGGGATTAATAGGAGTTATTAAAGGTTCAGAGAAAGAAAAAGAAATAGTTAGTCAAGGGCTTGTTCCTCTATATATACCGGCGCCTATTGCAAAAGCTATGGAACGGGGACAGAAAGTCTACGACGTTAAATATGTTTCTCCGGCAAATCGTATTATGCGAATTGAAGAACTTCAAGGAATTACTCAACAACTTGATATTGCTCTCGGGATGGCAGCGGGAGGATTAACCGAGGTCCTTGATGGCATTAATCAAGATGAAACTTTACTTCGTATCAATGAATTAACCGGAGCAACATTTGATACATTAAACGATACTAAAACCATGAAGAACATACGAGAAGCTCGGGCGGAAGCCGCGAAAGCCATGCAGCAAGTACAGATGGCACAGATTGGGGCTGATGTAGCAATGAAGGGGGCTCAGGCTCAGAGTATGACACAAGGAGCTATCAGTGGGAGACCAAGAGGCTAAAGAGGTACCTAATAGAATACAAAAGGCAATTACCGAAGTAGCTCAAACCGCAGAAGGGCAAGAGCTATTTCGGTACTTGTTACGTCAGTGTAACTTTCATACGAGTACGATTGTGGGGGATCCACGCTCGCATGAGATTAATGTTTATGGCACTCTATTTAACGAAGCGCGAAGAAGGCTATATTTAGACATTAGACGTTACATTCCCCATGGAATAAGAAGAAAAATAGAAAACTAAAACAAAAGAGGAGAGACACAATGAAAAAGTTTTGGAACAATGAGTGGGCTAAATTCCCTTTTAACAATCGTGGCCTTGTTGGTGATCCACCAGCCGGAGATCCACCAGCCGGAGATCCACCAGAGGTTAAAATTGATGTTAACAATACTCCCCCGGGAGGAGACCCACCAGCATATAAAGCTCCTGAGCTTGATATGGCTACCGCATTACCCCCGGAACACAGAAATAAGGAATATTTTAAGGATATCACGTTTGAAAAGCTTATTGACCAACACGTTAATCTTCAATCAAAGTTAGGTCAAAGGCCGGATGTTGGGGTCCCGGGAGCAGAGGCTACCCCGGAACAGATTACTGCTTTTTATAACTCCTTACGCCCCAAAGACATGAGTGAATATGCCTTTCCGGAAACTGAGTTTTCTAAGGCAAACGGTCGGGATGAAGGTTTTCAAACAGGCATGAAGCAAGTATTTCATGATGCGGGAGTTAGCCAACACCAAGTTAATAAGATCACAGAAGGGTATGATAAAATAGCGGGAGATATTAAAGCGACTGAAGAGGCTAAAGACACAGAGTTTGATACTAAGATTTCTGAAATATACAAAGATAGTCGAGAAACGGCATTGGGTATAGCTAAGAATCTTATGAGAGAGAATATTCCAGATGATCTTAAACCTGAGCTTGAGAACCTTGATAACCGTTCCTTGTTATTGTTAACTACAACTCTTAATGCGGTTCACAAGAAGTATATTAGCGAAGATGGTATAGGACCGAGTAATAGACCAGCAACCGGAGATCCCGTCGCTTTACGAGAAGAAGCTATGCAACTTATGAAAACTCCCGCGTATAAAGATTTTCGTGATCCGGGATATGATGTAGCACAACAAAAAGTTAAAGACCTATACTCTCAAATAGCCGAAATACAAAAAGGTGCGAGCGCAACAAAAAAATAAAAAAGTTCTTGACAAATGTTATGGTATTCTAGTAAAATAGAGGTAATGGGGAGCGAGTAAAATCGTCCGTTGGTAAAGCCTACCTTACAGGCGACACGTCCGGTAACGGGGAGCGTACCGAGGATCAAAATTTTTCATTAACCCTTTTCTAACAAACACGGGAGTGTAATATGTCTGCTCAAATTGAAGTTGCACAAATTATCCAATTCTCGGATATGGTTCACGTTGAAGCGCAGCAAATGAGAGCTCGCTTTGCCGGGATATTCCCCGTAAAACAAATGCGTGGTAAAGCGTATGCCTATGATGGCGTCGGTTCTATCGAAGCGCAAGAGTTAAGCGGACGTTTCAACAAAGTAAATTTTAGTGATTTGAAGATCACAAGACGAAAAATCGGAAGACGACGTTTTTCTCTTACCATCCCTATCGACGAAGACGATGTGTCAAAAGTTCTTTTGGATCAAGAGCGTGAATACCAAAAAGCGTGTGCTATGGCTATGGCACGGGTTCATGATCGTATCGGTATAGAAGCGGCGTTAGCTGATGTTCTTACTGGTGAGGATTTTGAAACCACAGTTACTTTTGCTAGTGACGGTGGGGCCACAGTTACGGCCACGGGCGGTATTACTTACGCAAATCTTTTATCAACAGTACAGAATTTTATCGACGAGGATGTTGGCAACGATATGCTCGAAGATTTTGTTTTCTGTATCTCGGGTGACGAACATACGGCGTTAATGCAGGAAACTGAATTAACGAGTGGTGATTTTGTTCGTCAATACGCAATCGAGAAGGGTAGTATGACTGAAGTTGTCGGGATGCGTTTAATTAAATTTGCGGCCAATGCTACTAATCCTATTCTTTCTGTCTCTGCCGGAGTACGGTCTTGTCTAGCAATGAGCTCTCGTGGCCTTTGTTATGCAATGCCTAAACAGTTTGAGATTAAAGTCCAAGAAAGAACGGACTTAGTACAAACTAAACAAGTTCAGGTGAATTGGACACTCGGAGCAGTTCGTACCGAAGGTGTTTTAATTCAGAGAATTACTACGACCGATTAACCCGTTTTTTTAAAAAAAAATAGAGGAGCTTGTTATGAGTTTTGATAAAGTTGATGCAAATGTATTAGCGGGAGTGGCGACGGACGCTCACAAGTCAAGCGGGGTCGGTCCTACTGTTAGAAGTATTACGTTTGAAACCGAAGCGGCTGATGCCGCGGGGGATGTCAAGGCCCTGTTTCGTGTAGGCGCCCATGAAATTCCTTTAGAGTGTTGGATCATCAATGATGCTATTGCTGGTGCTACTGATATTGACCTTGGCTTATATAGAGAGGATGGTACAGTAGTTGACGCAGATGCATTAATGGATGGTACTGATATTAATGCCGGGGTCGCGTATTCTTCAAAAACTGATGGTTTAGCTGCGTTAGGGGTAGAAGAGAGAGGCGTGAAGTCTTTTTATGATATTGCTAATGATGTTGCGACCACAGATGTTATAGGGCATATCCCCAATGATTCTTATTGGGTGGCGTTGACACTTAATTCTGAGGTTTCTGCTGCCGGAACGATTACAGTCGTCTTGACGACTTTAGGTCGTTAACGTAGTTTTAATCTTAAATTTCGTTTAAAAAAGCGCACGTATAGTTTTAGACGCTTGCGTGCGCTTTTTTATTTACCAAGGAGGTCGGTATGTCACTACCAACGAGTAAAGTCGGGGTATGCAATCTCGCCTTAGACTTATTAAAAGAAAAACCGATTGCGGATATTGATACCCCTACGACGGATGTAGAAAGTCTTTGTGCTCGTTGGTATGATGTTGTTCGCGCTGGGCTCATTCAATCTCGAAATTGGAATTTTGCTACAAAATCTGAAGCGGTTTCTCGTGGAGGAACACCTTCTGTATCTATCTATGCAGATTATTATTCATTTCCAAATGATTATCTTAAACTAACAGCTATCATAAGTCCTAAACATTCTCTATCTAAATACGATTATCGTATTGAGGCGGGAATTATTTTGATTAATAATAATGAAGGATCTTCTCTCGATGTATGGTTTCTTTATGATAATGAAACTGTAACTGACTTTCCTCCTCTCTTTACTCTATTATTAGTTGCGCGATTAGCTTTGGTGATAGCTCATAAGATTACAGCGAAACCTTCGGTTATTAAAGAAATTAAAGATTTTATTATAGCGACAGAAAAAGAAGCTCTTGCTTTTAACGGACAAGAAAGGCCACCAACTCGATATGAAAATAGTAAACTTGTGAGTTCCGGTCTATTTCCATCAACCCTACAACAAGTAGCCGGCGACTATGAGTTTGATTTCGTTTATTAATTATGCAACAGCTATTAACAAAATTTTCAGGTGGTGAGGTTTCTTCTGATCTTTATGGTCGAACAGATTCCGAATTATATTTTGGTTCCGGGAAACGGATGCAGAATTTTATTGCTCGACAACAAGGACCTATGGTATACCGCGGCGGTACGATGTTTAGTCATAATTCTCGTCATAATTATGAAGCTCGAATAGAACGTTTTCGGTACAACGACGAACAAGTATATATTTTAGAATTTACTAATGCTAAAATTAGAATCCATGAAGACGCGGCTTTAACTCTTGATCCTACTGCAACTGTTATTACAGGAGCTACTCAAGCAAGTCCTGTTGTTGTTACCGACGTGGGACACCCTTATTCTAACGGCCACGAGATCTATATTGAAGGTGTCGTCGGTATGACAGAACTTAATGGTCGATATTTTCGTGTTGCTAACGCCGGGGCCAATGATTATGAACTGACTGATCTTTTTGATGATGATGTAGATGGTACTGGATTTACTGCGTACGTTTCTGATGGGACTTCTACTATAGTGTATGAATTAACTTCACCCTATACTGATACTGAATTATTTGAATTTGAACTTGCACAACAAGGTAATGTTATGTATACCGCGCAGCGTACTTTTCCGCCATATAAATTAACACGTGTAAGCGCGACGTCATGGACCTTTGCTGTATATGTCCGTACTGCGGATCCTTTCGGTGGGGCGAATGATTATCCCGGTGGTGTTGGTTTTTATCAAGGCCGATCTGTTTTCTCAAGTACCCATAATAATCCCGATTCTATGTGGTTAAGTCGATCTCCGACGGACGCGGGAGCGTCTCGCTATGATGATTATACGACCGGGGCTGATGCAGATCACGCTATCGTATTTCCTATTACTTCAGATCAAGGGGATGTTGTTTATATAAATTGGATTGTAGGACTTCCAGATTTTATATCCGTCGGGACAACCGGAGGTATTATTGGAATTGATGGAGGGGGTACTAATGATGCTATTACCCCGACTAATATTCGAAAACGTCCTCTTGACCCTTACGGGGCTCAGGCAGTTAGACCGGTAGCAAATGGTAACACGCTTTATTATGTTCAAAAAGGCGGGCGGATCATTCGTAGTTTTGAATATGAATTATTAGCAGATTCTTATAAATCAGTTAATAGAGCATTTGTATCGTCTCATTTAACAGTCTCGGGAATTAAACAAATTGCATTTCAGCGCGGACGATCTGATATTTTATGGATGGTTAGGAATGATGGAGTGCTTGTCGGAATAACATTAAAATCAAAAGAGGATGTTTCTGGTTGGCATCAACATAAAATCGGGGGCGCTGATGTAAATATAACGAGTGTTGCTATCGAACCTTTAGAAGACGGGTATGACAGGGTGTGGATTGTCGTTGAACGAACTATTAATGGTACCGCTGTATGTTATTTAGAATATTTTACAGAACCATTTGAGGGGGTATCTAAAACAGATTATTATACTGATGATGAAGATGCAGATACCGCAGCCTATGAAAATGAGGTATACGAAGCGCAGAAAGATTTAACTTATCTTGATAGCTTTTTAACTTTTGATGGATCTGTTATTACTTCAGATCCTACAATGACCCCTTCAGCTACGACGGGTACAGGGATTAATTTTACTATGTCCGGAGGGGGATCCTTTGTCGCCGGGGACGTTGGTAAAAAGATTTTTAAAAAATACCAAGATCGTGTAGGGGGAGGCGTCGCATTAATTACTGCATATACGAGCCCTACTGTTGTTGTATGTACGGTTGAAAGTGATTTTGATAATACGGATGCTATTGCTGCGGGAGATTGGTATTTAACAGCCGATACCATAACAGGACTTCATCATTTAGAAGGGGAGACTATTCAAGTTATTACAGACGGGCGTACCCATCCAGATGTAACAGTTAGCAATGGGACTATAACGTTAAACAGACAAGCGGGCATTGTTCATCTAGGATATAATTATATTGGTATTTTTGTTTCTATGGACCTAGTATTAGGGTCCGACGAAGAAAATATTCTAACAAGTCAAAAAAATGTTTCTGATGTAGATTTAATATTTTCTCACAGTATTGGATCTAAATACGGGACCAATTTATATGAGTTAGATCAAATTACTTCTTCGGTGTCGGGTCAAGCAACGGATCGACCCCCTCTTCCTTTTACCGGAGTAAAATCAAATTTCTATGAAGACAAATGGGAAGAGAGAAAAGAGTTGATTATTTTACAGGATCAACCTTATCCTTGTACTGTTAACGCAGCCAACTTAACATTAGACGCGGGGGAAAAGTGAGATTAGAAAATTTTGTTGCAGAAGATTATTTTAAATTAAATCTTGAGGAAGAGGCTGGACTTGAAATGTGGATGCCGGAAGAAAGTATTCCTAGAGCTCTTTTAGAATTAGAACACAGAGGAGTTTCTCGGTCTCTTTGGTTTGGAGATAAATTATATGCAATCTTCGGGCTTTACAAAATTCGAATGGGGGTTGCAGAGGTGTTTTTCTTTGGTACTAAAGGATGGTGTGAAAAAAAGAAATCTATTTGTCAAGCAGTTAAACAAGATCTTGATGTAGTTACGAAAATGTTTAATCGTATTCAAATGACTTGTTTAGAAGGAGCCACTTTTTTAAGATTTGCAAAGTTTTTTGGTTTTGAAAAAGAAGGTTCTTTAAAACATTATGATAAATTTGGTCGAACATATTCGATGTTATCTATTACAGGAGGTGTCTTATGAGCCTTGCCGTTATTGCTTTATCCACATTTATTATTCTCTCCGCGGGAGCGTCGATATACGGAGGCATAGCAGAAAAAAGTGCCGCGGATGATCAAGCGGCGTTATTAGAAGAACAAGCTCGTATTCAGCAAGAAGAGACGGGCGCAGAAGCTTCTCGT